GAAAAAGACCTTGTCTTCGTTTCAGTTTGATTGTTTCAATTGCTTTTGCGTAATCCATAACGACACAAAAGTAAAATAAACAAATCAATAATGCAAATATATTTTGCTTTTAATTATATTTTTATGTCTTCCGAGAATATCAAATCCCCAAAACGAGCATTCAACTCGTTGACCAATTCCATCTGAATTGATTCCGTGAATGCCTTTTCCAAGAATGGTTGTGCCTTTGTTCCGCTTCGGTGAATCTTTTTTGCAATGGCTTTAGCAAGTGAATCGTAGGTTTGACCTTCGCTTGGTTTCAATCCTTTTTGTCTTATCCACTCTTTCAGCGATTGCCATAAGTACGGAGTGCCTTCAATATGTCCTCCTCGTGTTGGCTTTCTCCCGTATTCAACAAATTCCCAATAATCCTCAGCCACAAGAATCGTGTTGATGGATGTCGGTGACTTGGTGATGTTTCCTGGTGCAAAAGATTGTCGGAGTTTGGATGATGCGTTTGTTCCATTTGCATCAAGATTCGCCAAAATGGGTGGAATCACCTTCTTGTTCCACCACTCAACGATGATCTGCTGAAGGAGTGAACCTTGAGATGCGTCACCTAAATAAGTATCAAGTGCATCAGGCAATTTGGATAAATCTATTTGAGCCACATCACAACGCTTAAAATGGTTAGAACTACACTCAGCATCTTGTAACTGATTAAAGTGCGTGAGATGGCTTTATTTCGCTTCACAAGGGCATTGTTGTCATCCTTCAAGTATCCGATGTTTGTCTTTTGCTTACCAATGATGGAATCTTGCTGATCAATGATGACCGAATCCGATGTCACAATTTTGCGAAGAACTGTGACTTGCCTTCTTGCAATTGCACCCTTGACTAAATAGTGGTTTGCTTCTTGGATTACACAAGTATCAATCAACACTTGTCCATTGCTGGTCAAAGGAATGAGAAACAACAAGAACCACATTTTACAAAGTAGCACTTTTTGGCGATTGTTTTTCTTTGGTTTCAATGAGCTTGTCAAGATACCACTTCGCTTTGTACAAATCTTCCAACCCATTTTTGTCTTCGCACCTCCAAATGTATTTGATTATGTTCCCGGTGCAAACTGCGATGATTCCTTTTTTATTGGTGGTTGCTGAATCAATCGCATCAATGCACTCAATTAATCCTTGTTTATAGTGTTTCGGGTTGACTGCATCCATCTCTTTACAAATATATCATATTCTTCTTCCAGTATAAACGAATGACCTCCGAGCATATAAACAATGCAATACTCGTGATAAGCACTCACCCCAACAATTTGTGCAGAATCAATTGCACCATCTTCAACAATTTCAACGATGTCTGATTCGCCTTCAATCAAACCCATCCAATTGTCATTCTTTTGCTCGTGAACAATTTGAACCTTTAAGATCATATCCGTTTGCGTTTTTTTAACCTTTAGATTGTTTTGTGAGTATAGGCAACAATCTTCCGACTTTGACTTTCACCCCTTGTTGGAATCATCATCAACCAACGACCTCCAACTGGCTTAGGTGATGCACCTCTTTCGATATGCCAACCCTTTGAGCCATCTCCGTATTCTTCTTTGTATGCCGAAGTACGAACCATCAAGATGTCACGCAGTACAATTGTATCCTTGTTTGACAAGCATTCAACGGTGTAGGTCATTTCATAGTCCTCGTGAACATGACCCATCCAAATAGCATCGGCATTCTCTACATTCACACTCATCCGGTTGTGCTGAATTGTTCCACGAGTGACTGCACCACCACCACCGAATCCGTGCATATATTTAATCTTGTACGACACCACTTGATTCAATTTGCCATAATTAAAATTATAACGAATCCATCCACCGTATCCACCCACTTGAATATCACTTCCCGTTTTGTAGTTTAACAAAGTGACAAACCTTTCAATGATGTCGGTTTCTTGGCGTTTGAGAATATTTGTTTCGTGGTTGCCATATCCGATGAGCTTAATGTTGTGAGCATAGGGCGTGAACCATTCAACGGCAGTTTCAATGATGGCATCAAAGTAGTTTGCAACATTGTGTTCAGGTCGGATGTCTGACTTGCTCTTTCGTGGATCATACGCACCTTGCATCAAACAAAACAAATCTCCGTTGATTAGGATGTCATTGTTTCCAGCAAGTGCCAAGTCAAGATGTCGTTTAAGAGTTACCCGGTCACACTTCGGATTGTCCCAATGCAAATCACTAATCAATAGAACCTTCGTTTCTTGAAACGGCTTGTCAATTTTGAGAACATTGTTTTTCTTCATAGAGTTGTGTCAAGTGTACGATGTATCTCAATTGCTTGTTTCAGACCTTCTGACGAACTTTGAAAGGTATCAAGATAGATTGTATCCAAGTGATTAAGATATTTGATTAGAACGCTTCGTTTGATTTTCTCCCTTTCCACGATTCTTTCGTGCAATTCTACCTTCAATAGTGTTTTTGGCTTTGGATGTTCTTCAAAATTGAACATCGCCCACACAACACTAAATAGGTACAACGCAACTATTGCTGAGATAAGGAGTGAGAACTTGGAAGTTGATTGCATATCCAGCCAGTATATCAGTTTTTGAATCATAGAATGGGGATGCGTTTCCGTTGATGCTTAATTCAAAGTCACCATCGGTTTCCGTGTTGGTTTCTACCAACGCAAAAATGTCAGACATAATTTGTGCCGTATCCGAAAGAACTTCAATTGTGTTGCTCTCAGATTCAAACACACGATCCATCACAATCAATGCAAAGTTGTATGTCAGCAACTTCCCGGCTGATTGCAAATTAAACCCATCAGGATACAACCAAACCAAAGGATAGAACTCTATATTCTCAACCGTCAAATTAGATTGCTGACCAACCCCAAACTTGCCGACCATTTTATGGCTTTCGGCTGCGGTCTGAATCTTTTTGATTATTTGGTTTAATGTCATTTTTTAGGAATTTGAGAAGTTTGGCTTCGTTGTTTTTTTGCCACTTATTTGTCCTGGTCGGTGGGGAAGTCATAGTTGAAGAAACAATCGTCATATCTTAGTGGTAAATAAATTCCTCCGCTGAATGCAGTTGATTTCGGTCTGATGGTGTCAATCGTATTGCCGGGATTCAAAAACAATGGATAATCATTTGTATTGGTACGCAAGTAATCACGCAACCTATTTGCATAGTATTCCGCTTTGTCACGATATCTGCCTTCAATCAATGTCATCTCTTCAACGGATACTGCACGAGCATTGTCCGATTCACGACTTGCAACCGATTTATTCATCAACTTGAATGTCATTGGCAACATCGCTTCGGTCAAAGTATAATACTTCAAGCAAGGTGCAATGTATGAATCCAAAAGTGTTGTGTTCAAGTTGGTCAATGTAGATGCAAACGCTTGTGTCTGCAACTGGTTGTAAATACCCGAACCAATCACATCACGGATGTAAATCTCTTGAGCTTCTTTGATTGCTGACTTCAGCAGTTTGTCGTCAACATTCTCATTCAAAGGTGTGTTGTCCTTCAAATAGGTTGTTGATATGAAATATACAAAGTTTGTCATTATTTGATTCTCCTCAATAATTGTTGTTGCCAAATGTGTCTGCATTGTGGAACATTGACATCTCTCACGGGGTCGTGATACCAACCACCTCGTCTGCTCCAAACATCAATTCCGGTTTGTGCTGACATTGCATCGATATCCGCACGAGAATAAACACGATTGCTTTGTGCTATTTGACGGCAGAACTCACGAGAACCGGGTATGATTAGTCCACCTGATATTCCTGGTGCAACCGAGTATTTGTAACGGACAACAATTTCGGTTTGTAACTGACTGATTTCTTCCAATCCTTTTGATGTAACCTCAAGACCTTGATTGTATCCCTTGATCAACTTGGCTTCGTTTAATTTTGCAATGGTATCAACCACCACTTGTGGATCAAGTTTGGTGATGTTGACGATATCGCCCACTTGCAAACCTTTGTTTTCCTTCAGCACATTCAAGATGGCTGATTCAATCGCAGATGCGAAGTCAAACTTCATCGCTTCAAAGTTCTCAGCAGGTTCACCGTATTCCATAAATACTGCCAAGTCACGCTCATCATCCCATCCAAAAGGATTTTGTGATGATAAGGCAACGGGTGCTGATGACGATTCCAACAAATCCCCACCAACTATCGGTGCAAGTCCCGCCAATTGACGCTTCTCGTTGATGGTCATATTTGACAAGACATTGTTTGCAACCAAAGGTGACAATGCGTTGATGGCATCGTTCAATGATGACTGCACTTTTACATTTGAAAGTGCTGGAAGTCCTAATTCTGCACGAGCTTCTTCGTTTGAAATCAAACCGGCAGTAAATAACGCTTGATAATCCAATCCGATTGGTGGTTTGTTAATTGTTTCTAAGCGAACTGGAGAGATGAACTCAAACAAGTATGTCAAAGTATCATCAATCTTTTGTTGTCTTGGTTCGATGTATGACTGTTGGAACATCTCATACGCTTCAATCATCTCGCTACGACCACCCAATTGACCTTCCACACGCACTCCAAAGAGCATTGGTGAGTTTACCTTGTGTGCGACAAATATCTCTTGTTGTACGGTCTTATTCAGCAAATCAAATTGCTTGTCAAAGTCCGATGGTTGCAAGTTTGAAATGACTGATTCTTTCTCTTGTGGATCGTTGTATTGGATGATAAGTCCACCAGCATTGTCCGTGCCTTGATAATTCTCTTTGAATCGTCTTGCAGTTGCACGAGCTTCTTCAGGTGTTGGGATTCCCTTGAATAACTGGATATGCGTTTGTGCGGTGAATCCGTTTTTGATTGAGTTCAAATAATAGTTTGAAATCTCGGTGTCCACCTCAATGTATTTCAACGCACCAACATAATCAGGCAAAGGATATTCTCCTTGACCGGGGCGATAGAATTGGCAATAATAAAGTGACTTTGATTCTCTTGTAGTTGCGTTGAATGGCTGATAGTGAACTTGCTCCGCTTTGCGGTCAGTCCAATCCTCGCAATACACATACTCGCCTTCAAGTCCTTTGCGGATATTCTTGAAAGGGATGTGGTATATTTCAGCAATTGCCGTCTTCGCTTTGTTCCAAATTATCTCCAAGCAATAACCATTGAATAACTCAAGGTCATAGGCAATCTTGTTTTTAACTTGTGCAAGTGTTTCGTAAGCATTAATCGCTTGAATCTTTGCTTCGGCTTTTGCGATGTCAACGGTGTTTTGTCCGATTACCTTTGTTCCAACTCCGGCAACATACGATGCTTTGCTTGAAACGATGGCATTGTGCTTGGGTGACTTGTTGAATAACTCAATTAAA